TCTACTTGGTCTGCATCTGCCCCACAGTAATAACAGGTGTAGCTATCTCTAGCTAATACTTGGTTTCTGAACTTATATCTATAAGCCCTGTTTACTCTAGGGTCACCACGCTTAGACACGTTTTAATATGTCCTCATCTTGCGCTTCAACGCAGCTATAGCACCAAGCCTCATAGTCCCTGTGTCTGCTCCAAATAATCTCGCTTTCATCACTAGGTAAGCCACAATGCTTACAAATTATTATAGCCATTAGTACCAGCCTTTCTTCTTGTGATGAGCTAAAGCTTTACACGGGCTACCTTTATAGATCCTATGGTTAGCTATGTACTTTAGCCCTAAGTCTATCTGTTTATAAGGGTTTGTTTCTTTCATCTTTAATAACTGTGGTATGCCATAAGCTGTAGAGCTAGGGTTTTTAGCTTTAGGCCGCCAGTTACTTTCTTTGGTCCATAGCTTCTCAATACATCTAAACTCTTTATAGTTACCTATCTTTATATGAGCATATATTTTATAAGCATCTATGGCGTTTATATCAGCTTTTACGGGTAAGGTCTGTAAAGATAGCAAGCCTAAGATTAGGCATAACTGTAGCCCTAGCTGTCGCAGCGTTCGCAAGCTAGCGCCCTTCGGGGCTTGCGTTCCGCGCAGACAGCGTACCCGATAAGTCAAGTGTAAAGCGATATTGTGGATAACTTGAGCGTTGCTTGGGCGTGTTGTCCACAGGTTTTTAGCCCCTGTGGATAACTTAATTGTGTACCTGCCTAGCATTGTCCACATCTACCAAAGTTATATCTAATAGCCCGCACCTAGTGCATTGTAGGCATTTTACGTTAGGTGGCAGGTGGTCAGATACTACGCGCTCTAGCTGTAGCGTGTTGGTCTTGCATTGTCTGCAGTTAGCCTCTATGTAAAGCATAGTTTGTAACCCCATTATCTATTTAGCTACAGCTATTTGTATTACTGGATATGGCATAGTGCCTATTGGCATTAAATTACCCTGTGGTATCCACCAATTAGCTTGGACTTTATGCCTAAATCGCTCATTTTTGGCCCAGGCAATAGGCAAGCAACCTACTACTGTGTATTCGGGTGATTTATTTAGCACCAAAACCGCTATGTCCTCTGTGCGATCTATTTCTTGGATAATTAAATGTCCGGTTAAGTATTTAGTGGACTTAACCTCTATATTTTTACCTACATCTGCTATGCGTTTACCTTTTACTAAATATGGGTCAAAATCATAACCTAGCACTTTAGCTACCGCCCACTCACTACCCGTAGCTGCCGCATCTTGGGCTATAAACTCGTGCAGGCTAAGGCCCGACTCTGCAGCTTCATATGCACCGCTGCGCGTATCCCAATAATCCGGGGTATTTTCTGCCCTAATTAAAGCCGCTTTATGGCAAGTGTATTGCTCTTGTTTTGTAAGCGTTATTTTATTCATTTACTGTTTGCCCTCTCGCTATCGCTCATAAATGCCTCTGGTACAGGCTCGCGCTCTGCTATTGGGTCTAGGTTACGCCCAGCCTCTAGTAATACCTCGCTATGATCATCTGGCATTAGCCATTTATCGCCATACTGTTTAGCCCATATTGGCGGGCATTGTTTAGCCTTTACCTTTTCGCTGCACATATAGCCCCTGTATGGTCTGCCTGTCTTACCGATGCCCTCTAGTAAGACCCTATGCCCATGTGTACATATTGGCGGCTCTGGCATTACCTCAGCCCCTAACTTGGCTTTTAGGGCGCTTATGGACTCAGCTGCGCTAGGTACTGCACCGCCTGCCCCGCGTGTCTGTAATGGCGCTTGGATAGCCTCTACCTTCTCCATATCTTGACGTGTCGGCCTGCCTGCACCGCCCGGGGTTAGTAAACCTATAACGCGCCCATAAGCTGACGTTACGCAATTCTCTACCCAAAAATTAGCGTTTACGCCTCTATCAGATCTAATCTCATACGCATAATCTACAGCGCTTGGCTTCTCATCTTCATAAGTTTTATAGGCCTCGGCTCTTACCAGTATGTAGCCATTTTTTATATCTATATCTTCTATGTAGGCCACTAGGCGTAAGCCCGGATATTCTGCCCTAGCTCTTTTGATGCGCGCGTTTACATCTTCATAACCGTCTAAAAAGCTCATTTGTTTACCTCTTTTAAGGCCTTAGCTATATTGCGCCCTCTAAGGTAACCGTCACCGTGGCCTTCTCTGTATCCCGTACGGTAAGAGCCAAGCATAAATAGCCCTACGATTAGCACCGTTAATGTAATTACTGCTAAATCAGCTAACATAAATCACCCTTTGTTAAGGCTGATAAAACTACTACACTAAGTAGCCCTCTCAGCGTGTAGTAAAAGTATGACCTATAGTTGCGACATATTGCTAGCTTTCTAGCGGCGTGTCTTTCTTTGTGTCTTTATCAGCCTTAGATTTAAGCCCATTACCAGCAAGTACCCCGCCCAAAGCGCCTGTTAAAAATATAGCTAGGGTCTGTAACAGCTGTATAAAATCTCTATCGTTAGGGGCTTGCTGGCCTATTGGCTGTGTTACAAATACTAGGGCATATACCGCCCCTGTAGTTATAGTTAAAAAGGTTACAGCTAACACCGCGCCTATAAAAAAAATTAGCCGGGCGTGTATGTCCTCGGGGGCTAATTTTGTACGTTCTCTACTCATTAGGGTTAATTAAGTCCTCTGTACATATGCCCGTTGCTTTGCATTGAGGCGGGTTACACTCTGGCTTTTCCCAGTTTTCATAGTTTTGGCACGGATACCTAACCCAGCCATCATAGCCGCACCCTGCTAAGAGCATTGTAAGTACCATAGCCCCTAGCAGGGCTCGCACTACTTAGCGCCTATGCCGTATTGCTTCTCATTAGGCTGTACTGCCTTTACTAATGGCCCAATTAACCCGGCAATAAAGGCGTTAGCCAATACTTTAGGATCTGTAATCCCAGACATATACAAAGCTGCAACGCTTGCTAGTGCCGCGCGGCCATAGCTATATAGCGCTGCCTCTATTTGTTTTTTATTCATTTACCTAACCTGCTCTGCCCCTTAGTCGGTTAGCCCTTTGCTTAACTTTAGTATGCGCTTAGCCGCTTTTTCTGCATTTATGGCTACCTCAAAGTGCATTTCATCTGCGCGCGTCCACTCGCCACCCCAAGCTAACCCGTACTTTTTACATAAAGCCTTAAGCATTGGCACTTTTTCGGCTGGAAATGTACCGCGCTTAGTCAGCGGGTGTTTAGTTGCGTTTAGATCTATAGCTGTACCGCTGCTATGGCAACTAAGTTTACCTACCACGCCTCTTACATCTCTAAAAGCGTAGCCCCACTCGTCCCACTCGCCCTCATCTATCGGTTCTATCAACGCGTGAAACTCAGCGGCAAAACCTATTAGCAAAGGTGCTACAGCCTCAGCGCATTTAAGCTTTCTATTAGTACCCGGCACGGGGTAATTCCTAATGCCGATTTCTTCCGGGTCTTTGCTGGCAGGCCAGCCGTTATAACTTGTTAGCATATTTTTTATAGAAGTATCTTTATAAATTGTGCTACAAGCCTAAAGCTTTAAGATCGTCAGCAGTTAACCCAAGTGCAGCAAGTTTTGCTTCGGCTGCCGCTTTCTTTAATTCTGCTTGAATAAACGCTTGTTCATAAGCAATTTGCTCTAAACGCATCTCTGCCCACTTTAGGCAAGCATCTTCATAATCTTTACCAGTTAATTCAACTTCTTCACCATTTATGGTTTGTAGTATTACTGGATTTTCACTTTTGCATTGTGCTATTAATTGTTCTTTAGTCATTTTTATGCTTCCTCATAAACCATAGATAGAGTAATTCTGTCGTTAGTTGTCCAAGTCCAGGGAAATGTGGCAGTTGGCTGAGTTGCTCCATAAGTACCATTAAATGGTAGTATCATTTTCATTTCCGTTGATGAACCAAGCGTTACTTGACCTATAACTTCAAGCGTTCCACTATCTAGGCCATACATAGAACCGATATAACTTGTGCTTTTAGCAGTTTTAGGAAGTGAAACTCTGGAAGCACTACCAATTGAAGAAGTTGAACCAAAAATAAAATCCCAAATAACAAAAATAAACTTGCCTTGTTGTCCATATCTGGCAACTACTGTTCCATTACCAATTGTAATATTTGTATAACTAGGCGTGTAATCTGCAAATGTAATACCACCAG